GCCCAGCCCCTGGCTTACCTGGCTGTTGTCGCTGCTGTCGCAGACGACGCTCCACGGCTTCTGCCCACCCACCAGCGACAGAAGCCCCTGGTTGAAGCAGTTGAGGAAGAACAGGTCTCCCACCGCCTCCGCCTCGTTTTCGAGGTCGGTCGTCTGCGGCAGGCCGACGAAGGCGCCATAGGCGGCGTTCAGGCTGTAGGCCACGAAGTTGGTCATGCGCGTGTAGTTGTCGCCGCGGATGGTCGGGTTGCTCGACGTATTGCGCCCGATCAGGGGCGCGAAGTACTTGCCGCCCGGCGCCGGGTTACCGATCACGGTGATGCCCGCCAGCGATGCCGCCGTCAGGTCGGCCTGGCTGTAGCTCTGCCCGGTGGTGCTCTTCTGCGTGCCGACCACGTACTGCAACTGCTTGTTGAGGCTCGACTGGTTGGGCGCGAGGCTCGCCAGCAATCCTGCGATGAAGCCCTGCGGGCTGACATAGCGGTACTGGTTGTTGGCGGCGTCGAACCAGTAGACCCAGTCGCCGAGGATCAGCTTGAAGCCATAGCAGTCGATCCCGGCCGTCGCCTTGGCGGTGGCGCAGGTGGTGATGGTGTCGCCGGATGGCGAGGTTCCGATGACATAGACGCCTTCGGACAGGCTGAAGGCGCATTGCGCCGTCCACTGCGTGCTGTCGTCCGCATCTGCCAGCATGCAGAGGCCGCCGTTCAGCAGCCCGCGCAGCGCATACATGCCCTTGCGCGGGATGGTGTCCTGGCCGATCAGCACCGTAGCGGTGATGGTGGTAGCGCCATCGGTGCCGCCCGCCAGCGCCGTGGTGGCCGCCACCGGCAGCGCCGTGGCAGCACCCGCCGTGGCGACGATGATGTTCGAAGGACCGCGCAACCCGCTCTGGCCGCTGTTGATGGCCGCCACGATGTTGGCCCACAGGGCAGCACCCGTGCCGGTGATGTTGGTGAAGTATTCCGGCGTCAGGTTCGGCGCGGTGACGGTGACCGCCCACGAACTCGCCGCAGCGCCAGGGCCGACGATGATGCTGACATTGTTGCCGAAGCTGCCGGTGTATTTCGCGGTCGCGGTGAAGCCGGTGCCCGATCCCGTGCCGGTCGCCGAGGCGATGGCCGCCGTCGCTGCGGTGTCCGTGCCGTCGGTGACGCGCACGCATTGCATGTTGTTGGCGCCCTGCTGGTTCTGGATGGTCGCGGCGGTGGCAAGATCGTACTTGCGCGCCATCACCGGTCCGAAGGTGGTCAGCAGTTGTTGCGGCGATCCGACCGGCTGGGGCGAGTTGACCGGTCCCCAGGTTGCGGTGCCGACGATGCCGCTGGCATTGGTTTGAACACCTGTCACGGTGGTGGGCGCGGGCGGCACGATCTGCGTCACCGTTCCGGGCACGGTCAGCGACGCGGTATTGATCTGGCCAAGCTGGGTAACGGTCATCGGGCGATGCCTCCGGCAAAAGGATTAAGGGTCAGCGGCTCTGCGCCGCGATGGAGGGTTCGGACTTCTCGTCCGGCAGCGTCACCTGCACGACGTGGTGCGAATTGTGGCTGCCCAGGATCGCCTGCATGGCGTCGGCATCCTTGATCTGGTCGCCGCGCTGGTAGTCCGCGAACGGCGTGATGACGGTCAAAGCCTTCATGGGATGGTCCTTGGAATGGTGAGTACGTTGGTCACTTTGTCGGCGGCATCAATCCCGCCATGCACGGTGGCGGTGACGGTGGTGACCACCGGCGCCTGCATGGTTTCGAACAGCGCGTATTCGACCTGGTAAAACAGGTCACGGCGGTAGAGCAGCTCCTTTGCGGTGCTGTCATCCGTGGTGCTGCGGGCATATTCCAGCCGCCCGGTCGATCCGTCCGCCAGGGCCAGGCTGCGCATGCCGGCCAAGGCGATTTCCACCGGTGGCGCGGTCAGGTCACGCAGGTGCGGCGTCGGGCACCAGAAGGTGATCTGGAACTCGCGCAATGTCCGGCGGCGTTCGCGCAGCATTGGCACCAGACCGCCCGCGGCAGGGCCGTTGGCCTTCCATTTCGCCAGGGTGCGCGAGACGTTGCGCTCGGTGCGTCCGGAATAGACCGAGACGCTGACCGTGCCGGCGCGCAGGTCGCTGTCCATGACCTCGCTGTTCGGCCAGGTCGGATAGATCTTGGTGGCGACGCCGGTGATGGGCGAGACGGACGCCGTTCCATTGGGAAACAGCGCGGTGTTGCACACGCCCGCCAGCGCGTTGATGACGTCGGAGAGGTCAGCCATCAGGTTTCGTTCTGCCTCGCGGTCAGACGCCAGCCGTAGCGGGTCAGCTCGGCGCTCGAGACCGAATAGGCGATGCCGTTGGCGTCGGTCAGGTAGTCGTCCGTCCTGATCAGGATGCCGGGTGTGGCGGGCAGGCGGATCGCCCACCACGGGGTGCGGGTATCGTCCGGCAGGTTGACGTCGCCGCGCTCGCCCTTGGTGCCCTGCAGGATCGAGGCCGGCCATGCCGTGAACACCGTGGTTGCGGCGGCCGGCGTCTGGCTCTGCTCGGTCTGTAAACCCGATGAACTTCCTGCGGGTACGCGCGACAGGGTGACCGTGCCGTTGCACAGCACGCACAGCGTCGGCAGCAGCGGTTCCTGGCTGGCGATGAAATACGTCGAACTGCCCACCAGGTAATCGCCGGGCAGCGTGTCCGTGATGTCGAAATACCCTATGAACTCCGGGTCCTTGACCGATCCCGGCCTGGTGAAATTGCCTTTGGCGGCGAAGCTAGCAGTTACCGATCCGACCAGCGTCGCCGAATTGATCGCCACTCCGCCCGCAGGCCGGTACTGGCTGAACGCGGTGCCGAGGATGCTGCCCGCGATGGCGTTGCCCTGGTTGATCGCTGCCTGGATCGCGGCATAGCTCATATGATGCACTCGACGCTGCCGTTCATGCCCGTGCCGCCAAGGCCCGGACCGAAGGGCAGGCCGAAGAACTGGCACAGCTTCCTGCGCCAGTTGTCGAACAGCGCATTGCGCTCGTCCATTTCCTTCGCGTTGCGGGTGAACACTGCGGCGCTGCCCACATTGAGCATGGCGCTGGCGTTCACGATGGCGGTTTCCAGCGTGTAGAGATTCGCCAGATAGATGGTGATCACCACCGTCTCTTCCTCCGGCTGGAGGTTGTTCATGCGGTATTCGAGCGTGTTGTACTCGGTGAAGGTCCGCCCGAAGAAATACCCGGTCGGACCCGTGCCGAAGGCCTCATAGCCCATGAACCGCCGGATATCGACCATCTGGGCGGTGGTGAAGGCCATGGCGGCAGGACTACTCTGCCTTGTCGACGCTACGGTCGTATTGGGTCACATCGGCGCCGCGGCGCAGCAGCAGCTTGACCTTCTCCGGGTGATCCTCGATGGCGCCGGCAGGCCAGAAGTGATGCACGCCCTCGCCGTCGACAAAGCCATGCGGCGCGTTCAGCTTGACGGCATCGGGCAGGCTTTCCGGCAGTTCGCGGTCGCCTTCGAGGTCGCCCTCGGCATGCACGTCCGTATCGTCCTCGCCGCCATGCGTGACGCCACCTTCGGCCGCCTTCGTCATCGGCAGGGCCGCGCCGTCATCGGGTGCCGGGCCGATCTTGCGGCGATGATGCCGCCCGCCGCCCATGGTGCGGTTCGATCCCTCGACCGCGTCCGGGCTGATGCGCTGCGGCGGCTGTCCCGGCTTGAACGCGACCGCGCCCTCGTCGGTGGAGGCAGCGCCCGGCGCCTGCGCCATGCCGGTGTTGCGCAGGTCGACGGCGAATTCCGGCGAGCGGTTGATCGGGCGCGGATCGGGCTGCGCGGTCTCGGGAACGGCAGCTTGCGGCTTGGTGTCTTTGGCCATGGGGTAGCTTCCTTGCTGGTACGGGGCTTAGAGGGATTCGATCACGACGGCGCGCTTCAGGGCGCTGTTCGTCGCGGTCGGGATGATGGTGGTGTTGGCGGTGATGTCCGTCGGCACCACGAAGCCGCCGATCCAGCACCAGGACTGCCCGATGATCTGCTTCAGCCGGTCGAGCGGTTCGCGCGTGATCATGGCGATGTCGTCCACCATCTCGATCAGCCCGTCCTGCGCCAGGTCGGCCTCTTCCTGGTAGCCGGTCTGGGTGAAATCACCCTCGACCAGCGCCCCCTGGCCGCACACCAGGGCGCGGTGGATGGCATTGCCATTCAGTGTCTGCTGGGGCGACTCCGAGGTCGAGATGAAGCGCAGCCCGAGCAGTTCGACAACCTGTCCCTTGACATAGGTCGCGTTGTCGGCCTGGCCCTGGTAGAGCAGCTTGAAGTCGGGATCGCGGAACAGCCCGACCATCTGCTGGTAGTCGGTGTAGACGTTGTAGCAGCCGTTGACCATCGGCACCCGGTTCGACTTCAGCACCGCCGCCGCCTCGAGCGCACAGGATACCATCGTCATGTAGTCACCGGAAACCAGCGCCGCCGTGCTGGCGCGGTTGTTCGGGCGGATCACGACGGGGGCGACCGCCGAGACGACAGGCTGGTTCAGCGCGCCGTCCGAGGTGGTGACGTTGGTGGTGGTGGTCAGCGTTCCGGAAATGCCGCCATAGCTGGCAAGACCGGAAATGTTCGTGCCGTCCGGGGTGAAGCCGATCACGGTATAGACGTCGGCGCCGATGGTGACGGTCAGCGGGTTGCCGGAGGAAATCGGCTGGTACGAGCCGCTGTTGCCGGCGACGATGTTGGCCTCGTTGTTGACGTTGCCCACGAAGGCAGCGCGGAAGCCGCGGATGTCGTCGACATGGATCGTCGTGGCCGGGGCGCCGAGCGCCGTGGTGACGCGGGTATTGCCGCCAAGATACGATCCGTACAGCGCGTTGTTGGCCTGGCGGTCGATCGACTGTGCCGCCTGGATGCCGTTGACGCGTGCGTTCTGCAGGAACTGGCTTTCGATGCCGACCGCCTGGGTGACGCGGTTCAAATCGATCGTGTCGCCGTACATGTTGACGCTGAGGGTGAACTGCTCGACCGTCCACGCCGAGGGCGTCAGGCCGTTGTCGAGATTGGTGTTCGATCCCGGATTGATGTTGGTCGTGACCGGAGCCTTGAGGCCGGGGCGCGTCATGGTCAGCGTCTCGCCGATCTTGTTGGGAAACTTGATGCGGTCGGCAATGGCGCGATAGGTCAGTTCGGACTGCAGGGAGTCCATGAAAGCGCGCGCCAGGAAGCCTTCCTGGACGATCGGCTGGAGAGAGGCGGGGAAATTTTCGATGCCCATTTTGGTCGGTCCTTTTCAGATGTGTGAAAAGCCCGTTGCCGTCATGGCCCCATAGGCGGGTTGTGGTTGACCGCGTTAGCGGCCCTTGGTCAGTTCTTGTCGCCTGCGCGCCACGTCTTCCGGCCTGGCGGTGCGTGCGTCGAAGACTTCGGTGGATTTCGGCGGCGGGGCGGCCTGCGTCGAGCTGTTGCCCTGCGCCGCGCCGAAGAGATACGGCTTGTCCTTTTTCAGCGCCGCGAACAGTTCGGTTGCACCCTCGACATCGCCATTTTCGGTCAGCTTGACCTTCGAAAGGTCGGCCAGTTTCAGCCCGTCGAGGTCGACCATGCCTTCCTTCGCAGCCAGCGCCTTCAGCTCGGCGCGGATGACGCGCTGGTCGGCTTCGCTCTGCAGGGCGGCTTTCTCGGCCTCGTGCTTCGCGGTCAGCGCTGGCAGTTCGGTGTCGAGGCGCTTCTTCAGATCCTCGGCCTCGCGGCGGCGGTTGGCCGCCTCGGTGCGCAGCTTTTTCTCGTAGGGCGTCGGCTCGCGAATGCCTTCCTTGCCGGTTTCGATCACTGGCGCGTCGGGATCGGTGTGCAGGTCAGGGTCTGCGGTCGTGGTGGTCTGCTCGGTCATAAGGATCTGCCTCATGGTTATCTCCGGGTCTGCCGGAGGGGTGGGTTACTTCGGAAGCTGCTGGTTGATGTCCTGCGCCATCGCGGCCTGGTTCTCGATCGCAAGCTGGCGTTCCGCTTCGATCTGCTTGCGCTCGGCGTCGACATCCTCGATGTCGTAATCGTCGGCGATGCTGGTGGTCGCGGTCTGTTCGCTCATGACGCCGCTGTCGATATGCGTCTTCAGCGTGTTGGCGTTGGCCTGGCGGTCGGTGGCGGTCGGGGCGTACCAGCGCGGCCATTTGAGAGTCAGCGGCTTCGTCAGCGTGATGATGGCCTTGTCCTGATCGCCGATCACCAGAGGGAATTTCGCGCTCGCCGCCGCCATCATGGTGACCAGATTGCGCAGCGCGCCTTCGCCATAGGTGATGCGCAGCCGGTCGGCCAGCCAGATCAGCGCCTGGTTCATCAGC